GCTAGATGTTGTATTTTTGCACATTAGGGTTTCCACTACATTGGATTGCTACATTTAGCAACGAGAATAACTCTATTCCCCAGCACATCGCATAGGGTCTTTTTGAGGAAACACATGAAAAATCTATCCTACACCACCGAAGTCCACAGCATCGACTACGGTTATCTCACGGTCGAGTACGACTATTTCGAGTCCGATGATTCTGTCGGTCTTAGCGAAACCTACGATTGGTTTGCTTACACGACTGAGGCTTTTGAGTCTGAACCTGCCGGAACCGAAGTCACCTACGAACTGACTGCCGCCGATCAAGCATCAATCTATGCACAGATCAAGAAACACCATGTCGCCATGTTGGAGGACTTCCATGCGTAATCACGACAAATTCCCCCGCACATTCAACGAAGCATTCCCCAACTCAATGGAGAACGGGGCTTGCATTGAGATTCATGTGGCCCGTCTGACCATTGCCGACAAAGTGGTTCGTGTGGTGAGCCTCATCGGGCTTATCGTGCTTGCTCTTGATTGTTTTATTTGGAGACCCTAATGGACGCTGATTACATCATCAACTCTGTCAAACAAACCTCAGAGACCCTCTACCGCGAAGGCGATACCGATCAAGTCGCAAAGCTGCTGTACCGCATTCAGATGTTGGAAGGCCACATTCGCGTGTTGGTCAACCATATCGATAACGCCCGTGACGAAATCAAAACCCTTCAAACTGAACTCATTGCAAAGGAATCAAAATGAAAGTTTACAAAGCCATTAACGCTGTTCAATCAGAATTGTCATCTGTTGGCATCACAAAAGACCGTAGGAATATGCAGGGCAGCGGATATAACTTTAGGGGCATTGATGATGTGTATAACGCCATTGCGCCTCTATTGGCAAAGCACAGCCTTTGCATTCTGCCCCGTGTTCTTACCCGTGAATGCGTTGAACGGTCTAGCAAGTCGGGTGGCGCACTGTTCTATGTGACTGTTGAGGTTGAGTTTGATTTTGTCTCAGCAGAAGATGGGTCAAAGCACACCGTCAAGACCTTTGGCGAAGCAATGGACAGCGGAGACAAAGCCACCAACAAAGCTATGTCAGCAGCTTACAAATATGCAGCCTTTCAAGCCTTTAGCATCCCCACAGAGGCCGACAACGATGCAGATGCCCATACCCATGCAGTCGCGTCAAAGACCGTCCTTATTGCCCCTTTAATCGCGTCCATTGATGCCGCCACCACAGAGGATGAATTGAAGGCAGCTTACTTTGAGGCCATCAAGATTGCCGGACATGATGCCGCAGCTAAGAATGCAATTATTGTTGCCAAAGACTTGAAGAAAGCGAGTCTGTAATGGAACAAGGTACACCGGAATGGTTTGCCGCCCGTTTGGGTAAGGTAACGGCCTCTCGCGTCTCAGATGTGATGGCAAAGCTAAAGACGGGGGGTTATGGTGCGTCTAGAGACGATTACATGGCCCAACTCATTTGTGAACGGTTGACGGGTGAGAAGGCTGATTCCTTCACTAACTCAGCTATGCAGTGGGGCACAGAGACCGAGCCATTGGCCCGAGCGCACTACGAAATGGTGAATGCGGTGCTTGTTGAGCAAGTGGGGTTTATCAGTCATCCGGACATTGAAATGGCAGGAGCCTCACCGGATGGGATTGTGGGCAATGGAATCATCGAGATCAAGTGTCCCAACACATCCACCCACATCGACACTCTATTGTCAAAAACAGTGCCCTCAAAGTACATCAAGCAAATTCAGTTTCAGCTTAGATGTACGGGTAAAGAATGGTGTGATTTCGTTTCCTTTGACCCGAGACTAAAAGGGTTGGAAATGTTCACCAAACGAGTCGAGAGAGACAAGAAGCTAATCAGTGAAATGGATACCGAAGTGGTGAAATTTCTCGCTGATCTTGACACAAAACTTGAACTTTTAATGAAAGAAAAAAATGGCACTGCTTAAAGAAATCACAGTCGTTGCGGGTTCGTACACTAACGCAAAGGGTGAAGAAAAGAAACGATACATCCGCATTGGGTCAGTCATTGACACAAAGAATGGCCCTATGCTGAAACTCGATGTCATGCCAATCTATGCGGGGTGGGACGGGTGGGCATACATGAACGACCCAAAGCCCAAAGAGCATAAAGGCTTACCCGCAGATAACGATGAGGATATCGGGTTTTGAGTCCGGAAGATGAAGCGTTTGAAGAACTCAGTCGCAGACAAGGCGATTGGGGACTTCAAGGGTCGCGCAAACACCAAATAATCCGATACGCTGAAAACAATGCGCGAAACGAAGTGATTGAAGAAGTCGCCCAACACATTGAGAAATGCTCATTGGCGTTTGGCAAAGACACCATTCAATCGTTTACTGCTTATGTAAGAGGAATGAAGAAATGAAGAACCCACCAGCATTTCCCGTGTCGCATGGCATGGCTTTGGTAGCAGGTTTGCAAAACGCATATGGCATGACCATGCGGGATTACTTTGCTGCAAAGGCTATGAAAGGCATTTGCAATTCTCGCAGTCATTCAGAACTAAAAGGCCATGCAATTGCAAGCGCAAAAGTTGCTTATGAAATGGCAGACGCAATGCTTAAAGCGAGAGAAGCATGAAAGCACCACCTCCGAGCAAAGAACTTTGTCTCATGATGGCAAAGATTAACTATCCCCGTGATTCCGCACTTAGTTGGACATGGCTATTTGCATGGGGATTCCATGAAATGTATGTTGATGGTTGGTATGAGGATTGGAAACCATGACTGATACACAAATGCTAGTTTTGATTGGCACTATTTGGGTGGCCCCGCATAGCAATGTTTGGTATGCGTTGTTTGTCGGTTCAATTATTTCGATAATCGCCATTTGTAAAGCATTGGAGTGGTTATGACAAAAGAAATCATTGAGATGGCACAAGAATGTGGGCTAGTTGGTATGCGGCCTCATCTTGATGGCATCTATTGTGAGGCACTTTTAGCCTTTGCCAAACTGGTGGCAGAGAAAGCATTGGCAGAACACGCCATGCGTGAGACACAGAGGCTTGGGCAAGAGATTGAGCAAGAGCCTGTGGCGTGGCAATGGTTAGGGTCAGCACACTTTAGAAAGAAATTACCAAAGAATGCTGACATTACTGCATGGAATCCACTCTACACCACCCCACCAAAGGAAACAAAATGAAAGCACGAAAAGTATTTATAGCCCTCATGACGGGCAAAGGTTATGCTGAATCAGAACTTGTGTGGGACGGGGAGAAGTTCGCCAATCAAAACATGACTACCCGATGGAATTACTTTTTATTGGGGTGGGAAATGCGGGGGGTTATGTGATTCTTTCGCAAGGAAAACTAGCCGATGGTTTGGTAAACGACTTGCTTGAAGCCATCCACAAGTATGACGAAACGCTTTACATGGCAACAGTCATTGGGGTTTTGGAGTTGGTCAAACAGCAGCTAATTGCTGAATCACTAGAAAATGATGATGATTAAGGAGAAAACATGATCGAAACCATCTTCACTATCTTTGCTTTGGGGTTCTTAGGAATCGCTCTAGCTGTTCTTTTTATCTGTTTTATGGTTTGGCTTGCCCTCAATGAATCCTAAGAGCACGAATAATTCCGGCATGAAGTGTCCGGAGTGCAAAGCAATCTCGTTTGTTCAACACACCAAAACTGAGGAAAATATGCTTGTCAGACGAAGGGAATGTTATAACGGGCATCGCTTTATCTCACATGAAAATGTCCTCAGAATGGTCAAGCGTCACAAGACAGATAAGGCTTGATTGGTGTGGTTGATTCTGTCATCAAGACCGATAGTGCCACCATTGATCTTCTTTGTGAGGCCCGTCCAATTCGCTTCTTCCGCGAGACGGTTGCAGTCGTGCGTAGACCAAAACCATCCGGCAGTGAGTGCAGCGTATTTAGGTGTGGCGACTAGATCGGGTTCCATCACGAAATCAGCACCTAAGGCTTGTCCGGCGTGAAAATACGATGAATGTCCGGTCAATTGGACAGCCCCGCGCCCCCTAAATCGCCATCCATCCCCGCTTGCCTCATCACGGTTTCCCATGCGATTGGCATACACCATATTGGCGATCTTCTTAGGGTTTCGTGCGTACTGATTGGCAAAGTCCAAAGTGGGAAACCGCTTAGGCCACAGCTTCATCAGCGTCTCAGCACGATAGTTTAGGTTTTCTTCCAATGTCTTGAAGTGTCCGCATTCATGTCCGCACTGCCCGATAAAGGCAGCTTGTTGGCGTTTGGTGTTAATGCCGAACTTAACAAAGGTCTCATTGAGTGCATCAACCCACTCAGCCCCGATGTGGAGTTTCTTTAGTTGGTCACTTGTTACCATTGATGATCTCCATTGCTTTGTTGTAACTGTCCACACAAGCGTTTAATTGCGCGGTGTTTCTGTCGCCTTGGGCGATGATTTCGGCGATTGCTGCAAGGGTTGCTCGTTCGGAGTCAGAAGTTTCATAAACCGTTCGGTTAGGTTCACTTCTCTCTTTTGGGCTATCTCCGGTGGGAGTGGGGGCATTTGTGGGGGCTTGTACGCAACTTGTGGACGGGAGGCGCAACCGACCATCACGAATAGCGCGATCAAGACTAGACTGCTTTTGATTGATGACATTATTGGCCTCCGATAATTTGGTTGATTGTTCGTTCAATTGTTGGGCAAGTTGGGTTTCTTTCTCTCTTGCTTCATCGTTCTTTTTGGCAATCTCGACTTGCATCTCAGCGTCACGGTCGCCCCATCCAACATGATGCCCGTAGCCGTAAGCACCGCCCACAGCAATCATCGCCCCAATGATGAAGTACGGGTTAACCATTCTTCACCTCATGCCGAGCCGCAGCGATTTCTTCACGCACAGAATCAGACTCTAAGTGTTGGGGTGGAGTAGTAGGGGGTGGTGGGGGTGTCCAGCTTTCATCCAAAGGAGGATTGACCCACACGGGCAAAGCATTGGATGGAGTGGGAGGCGCAGCAACGGGGCTAGAAGGCGTTGAAACTGTCGCGGGAGGCGTAGGGCTTACCGCATTAGTTACCGACCCCACAGCCCGTTTACCAACAATTCCACCGATACCGCCAACAATGAGAAGAACAATGTCGTTCAGCATCTTTGTGTAGGCTTGATCGATGGGGGCCATACTCTTGATCGGTTGGACAACAAAAGTCACCGAGTAGAGCAGTGCAAAGACGATGCCGAAAAGAATGATGGTAATCATCACGACCACAAAGCCCCAAATCCGGACTTCTAAATCTTCGGGTGTGTATTTACTTTTTGTCATCATCGGCCTTTTCAACTTTGGGCGGGTCAATCTTGTTTGTCAAGATGGGAGCGACTAGATACTCCGGACAAGTCTGCGTGAATAAACACTTTGGCTTTTGGCATTCGGGTAGATCAAACTTGTCGGGGTTCTGACAGATATATCTATAACGATCTTCAAAACAAGCAGTTAATGCACTTGTTGCCAACAATATAAAACTTATTTTTTTAATCATGGCATATGGTGTGTGAAATATAAATCTTCCGCAGCTTTGCGTGCTGCTACCGCTTCCTCAACAGTTGCATAATAACCAAGATGTTTTTGTTTATAGTTATGTGTGATTGTTGCTGACCACGGCTTGGAGAAAAGTCTGCTTTCACATCGAACACCGCGATAACCGGATGTATTTGTTTTTATACGATAGATGTTTTCGCTATTTTGCTTTTGTGTGGCAAGGCGTAAATTAATAGGTTTGTTGTTGGTTCTGTTTCTGTCAATGTGGTCTATTTGCAGCAAAGGAGTTGCGCCATATACATAAAGCCACATCAAACGATGTGCTAAATAATCTTTTTGGTCAATACAAATATACACATAACCATTAGCACCAACCGCGCCAGCTTGCTGACCTTTCTTGGCCCTACCACCCATTGTGTGCCGCCAAGTAAAGATGCCATTTTCTGTGTCAGCTTCTAGCAGTTCGCACAATCTATCTCGTGATAAAATTTTCTCAGCCATTTGATGCTCCTTCATCGTGTTGGTTAGAAATGCCATTCGGTTCCCGCCGTTTGGCATTTTGCATTTTAACTTAAACAATTTCACATCCGCTTAGAAGAAGAACCATTGCTATGGATATGGCAATCACGCACCACAAGAATTTATTTTGACTCATTTTTCATTCTGTCCAAATCTTTTCTATCTTGCTCTAATTGCTGTCGGAGTCGCTCCATCCGCTCGATCTGAGCCTTACTTTCTTTCTGAGTGGCAAGCGTGTCGTAATAAATGCTCCCAATCAACGGAAGCATCAAGGCGAACACAATCACCATACAAACGAGTGCGACTAGAAACCCCATCTTACTTTTCTGTCCATAACTAGCAAGCTGAAAAACAGAGTCAGATACAGCATGAAAATGAGGCAAACGACCCCGTAGATGGCCTTGTCTTGAATTGCCGAAATCATCTTTCGCCGTTTCCATTCTGCTTCACGAATCCTTTTCTCTTGTGCCAATCTTGCTTGCTCTTGTTCTTCAATGATCTGCACCCTCATCTGATTTACACGGGTGTAAAGGTTTCCTAATTCTTTAGGGGATTGGTACACCATGATTTCCCGAATCTCCTTGGATAGCTTCTCAAACTGAGTTTTTGCCAATTCTCGGTTGAGAGCAGATTCCATGATGTTCTGATTTGGGTCATAAACATTCTTAGATTTTTCTTCTTCTTCTCGAATGTGGTCTGCAAGCTGTTGTTGAATCTTGAAGAACTGTCCGAGATTAGCCGCCAAATCAGCAACGACTTTATTCTCGTCCCAAATTTCGGGTTCGGCCTTCTTTGGCTTTGGAGCCTCAACGGGTTTATCAGTAGGCTTTTTCTTCTTCTTGAAGAAACCAAAGAACCCACCAACCTCCTCTGCAATCGCAGTGACCTCTTTAACAGTCTTTTGGGCTTCTGCAATCGTGCCCTTAGCTGATTTATAGAGTTCGCAGCCTTTCCTAATGGCTGCAACGCATCCGTTTGCCATCGCCAAAAGAGTGAGAGGGTCAATGTCAAAGCCCCAATAGTTTCTTCACGAAATCAGCCGCTACGCCGGGGCCAAGCAACACAGCAAGAATCACAGCGTAAAGCAAGTATTCAATCTTGCTCATGCGCTTAGACCCATCAGACAATTGATCGACTATCTTGATGTAGCGTTCAGCGCATATTGCCTCATGCACTGCTAACCGCTTGTCAACTTCTTCACTCACTTTGCTCTTTCGGTAACTGAGCCTCCGCTTGCTCTTTGATCTTCATCAAGAGAGGATAGGCATTCATGCGAGTGGGTAGTTCGCCCAACACATGAAGGATGCTGTTTACTTCTTCAACAGTGAGTTTCAGTTCCAAGGTACACCTACTGCGGTTACGGGATTCTTTTGCAATTCAATCTGAGCAGCCAAAGCAGCTTCAGTAGCCGCTTTATCCACACCATTGGCCCATATCCATCCTAAGACTGTTTCTTTTGTCAGAGAGGCGTATGGAATGGTTGCAGTGCCATCACTCCATGAGCAAGTGGAATAAGCAGATGCAGAGTAATCCCCATCTGTTGCATTTGCTTGCCAATGTGCGGTAGTGACAAAACCATCTGAGGTTTGTCTATCCAATTGACTCACATTCCAAACGATTGTTGACATGGTTTATGCTCCTTCTAAAGCGGTTAATTTGTTGGACTTGATTTGATTTTCTTTGGCAGAAATTACTTGCAAATTCCAAGGCACATGAAGTCCCGAAACTGTTTTGCCATGTAATGGAATGATGTGGTCAACATGAAAACTAATTCCAAGCATTTTTGTTCTGATTGCCGCAATATCATAGGCTTGCTCAATCATCCAATGCTCATCATCTGACAACCATGCAGGTGTGCGGCTTTTCTTTGCCGCTTCCCGCTTCATCCATTTTGCATTGACTTTGCCACGATTGGCTTTTGCATACTCAAAAAAATAATTCGCATATCGGTCTTTGTTTGCTTCACGCCATGCAAGAATTGCATTTCTAGCCGTTTCTGGGTTGGTTTCACGCCATTCTTTGGCCTTTGCCAATCTGCGTTCACGATTGACTTGATTTTTTGCTTTACAGCGTTTTGCTTCGCATTCTTTGCACCAAGAGACATAGCCCGACTTATGAGTCGAGCTTGCATAAAAACCCGTAAAAGGTTTTTCTTGTTTGCAATTTGTGCAAGTTTTCATGCGTTGGCAATTGTAGTAACAGTGCCAGATGAACCCCGATACTTCAATGCACCACCTTCAACATACAACTGCCCCATACCTGCGGGTGATGATGTTGGAGCAGTTGCATTTCCCAATCCAATAACACCAACCGCAGATGTGCCGATTGATGTTGTTTTCAGCAGCAAGTTACCACTAGCATCAAGGGTCATTGCTTGGATGAAGGTGATTGCGTTACCTGCTGTGCCTGAAGCTGCTGTTTGCCACTTAAAGCCACCGCTGTCTTGAAGCTGAAGCGTTGCTGTACTTGATGCTTTATATTTCCAACCGCTGTTGTAATAGGCATTTCCAGCAATAGAACTTCCAAGCGTGGATGTTTGACCGAATGCTCCGTAAGCGCCTTCAATAAAGCCACTTAACGATGAAGCACTAGGCGTAACACCCATTCCCAAGTTACCGCTGGAGTCAAGGCGCATACCTTCTGTTGCACCAGAGCCATAAAAAAATCGAATATCGTCATTTCCCCACAGACCTAAACTTGCAGATGCGGGGTGCGTCAATGCCCCTGCTGTTGCTCCAGCACTATTTTGAAGCAAAATATAGTTATTGTTGTTTGCATAGGTTGTAGCACTATCACGAACAACTAAACCGTTTACGGCGCTTAAGTCAGCCAATGCTGACAATTTACCACCGCTAAGTGGTGATGCGTTTCCAACAGCAAGACCTGTCCCATCAAACACCAACGCACTACTTGTAGTCAGCACCTTTGAGCCATTGAGATAGGCCACACCATTAATAGTGCCGCCATTGTGCGTAACAGTAGATGATGTGGTCAGTGTGGTTACATTTGCAGTGCTTGCAGTAGTAGCCCCCAAAGTACCATTCACGGGGCCATTGAAGGGGTCTCCATTGGTTCCCTGCTGAAAGTCTTTCAGATGGCCCATCACCGCACGAATGGCGTTATTGATGCCACTCGGGGCACAGCCTTCATCAATGTTGATTGATGCTACATCTGTGTTTGAGTTAGCGGTAGCACTGTACTCGCTGATTTTTACTTTTGGCATGATTAGTCCTTAGTCCGGTTGAGCCATTCCGCGCAATTCAATGTACGGGATATTTTTCGTTTGCTCGGCTTGTTTTTTCAATTGCTCGGCTTGATACATCATATTCAAGAGTGCGGGGTAATCAAGTGTAGGCGTTAACTGATTTATGTCTAACAAGCCCTTGGAGACTTTGCCAGCACCATAAGCCGCTTCTCCGACCAATCGCGGGGAAGATGCAGCAGCACCCAAAGCAGCAGCAACAGGGCCACCAACAGAGAATAAACCCGTTATGCCCAATGGTGCTGTTACCCGTTGCATACCTCTTGGCATCCAATCTTGCATTGCTTGTCCGGCAAGTGAAGGCATCATCTGTTGGCCTCCGGCTTGCTCTAACTCTTGTGCCAATTTCAAGCGTTGACCATAGTTTGTGTTGACATTGTTTCGCATCAATGACTGTAGTTTACGCATTGCAGTATCAGCAGATGCCTTGTCGCCCAATGACAAAGCCCGTTCAATCTCTTTGATCTGCTCAGACGACTCTGTGTATGCCTTCATTGTTTTAGAGTATGTCGGGGCTTGAGAATTGATTTCGCTCTTGATGGAGTTGTACACACCTTTAATAACCATGTCCGGTGTGGTTCTCGGCTTTAAATCTTCAAGAATCTGCCCAACACTTTGTTTTAGTGAGTCCATGCCTTCCGGCGTGTGGTACTCAGCAGGGTCTAGCTTCTTCCAATTTTCAATCAGAGTTCTTGCTTTTGTCAGTTCATCTGCAGCCGCTTGATTCTTGATTTGACCTTTGTAAGACACTTGATTCATTGCGTTATCTAGTGCTTTGTCAATTCCTTCGAAATTAAGAATTGATTTGTCGCCTTTGATGTTTTTCATGTTTGACTTGTAGGCAGTGCTTCGGTCAATTCTCAATTGCTCAAGATTTTGTTTTGCAATGTCCAATACATCCATCATGTTGGCAGAGCCGCGCAAATTTGATGTAAATTCTTTTGCTCGTTGCCCACCTTCTTCGCCAGCTTTAAAGGCTTGCGAAATGGCTTCTCTGCCCACTCCGGTCGTTGCACCTAAGATGTTTTCAGCAGCACCGCCAATGGCCTTTGTTGCGCCCGTAGCACCTTTGTACATCAATGCCAAAGGGTCAACCATTGATGCAGTCTTTGACAGTGCGCCAGCCACTTGAGGCAGCTTTGCAGTAGCCGCAGCACCACCCGTTAGGACGGTTGACATATCAGCCATGAATCCGGCAGGGTCTTGTGCAATCACTTTTTTGACAGCTTCGGGACTGCCATACCGTTGCATATAGAACTGACCCACAGCATTGGCAGCATCGCGGGAAGCCTTATCTTCACCAATTGCTTGAACAAGTCTTTCCGGAAAGATGTTTTGCAGTGCGCCAGCACCAACATCTAAGATTGCTTTACCCGTTTGCAGTGGGCTTGATATTGCAGAAACAATGTCGCCAATCATGTTTGCTGTAGACGATGGGAGGTTTTGGACTGCCTTAGTAGCCACATCCATCATGCCCATTTCAGCGAACGATTCTCTTTTAATGTCAGCAATGTTCTTGTTAGGGAAATCGGTAGATGCCCTTTTTAAAACATCGTTGCGTGTCAAAGAGTCCGGCGCATTCTCATAAACATGAGTTGTGCCATCGTCAAAGCGTAGTGTTATGTCTGCCATGATTACCACCCACTTCTAGTAGCGCCAGTCGGCTTTGTCGGATTCTTCTTTTCTTCTTCAATCTGCTTTGCAACAGTGCCGATGCCAAACAATCTATCCAATTGCCGCAGAGCATCCATATTGGCCTCATAGCTGAGTTTGGGATTGGTTGCAGCATTTAAATACAGTTGCATTTCAGCATTTGAGTTCATTTGCTGTGCGCTCATGCCCGTTGCATTCTTAATCAAGTTAAGCAACAGAGGTCGTGTTTGCTCGATTGATTCGCGCTCAGTCTGAGCCTTTGTACCAAATGCACTGCCGACCGCTTGACCAATAGCCGTAGAGCCTAACTTCGCACCAATGTTTCCAACACCTAAACCTTCATCGGTTGATGTGACAATCGCGCCCATATCACGCAAGTTTTTATACTTTGTTGCAAGATCGCTAACAATGTCTGTCAGTTGGGTCTTAGCCTCTGCCTTTTGCTCAACCTTCTCTTGTGCCGCCGCAAGTTTTGGTTCAGCCAACATCTTTTGCAATTGGAATTGTTGACCAGCAAGATTAGCCATCATGTCACGATATATTTTTGAATCTTTTAGACCTTGCTCTTTCAAGTCAGCCATTCGCTCTTGAAGTTTATTTACAGCCTCTCGTTGTCCTTCAATTCCGGCTTGCGCCTGTGCGCGATCTTGAGCAGACTGCACCCGAGTACCGAGTTCAGCCAATCGCTTATCAGCAGTATCTTGATCAATCTGACCCGTTGCAAAACTTCTTTCATACTGAGCCGCAACCGCCCGTAATGGTGCGGGAATGGTCTCATCCTTTGAGAATATAGTGAATGGATTTTCTTGTTGCATACCGCCGACAAATCCGGCTTTACGCAATGCGGGAACTTTTTCTGCAATGTTAAAGAATGTAGACAGCGGGTCATTTGACAGCATAGACAATGCTTTCAGTTTGTCCATATCTACATTGATTTCTCGTTTTGCAGGGGTAACACTTGCGCCCGGCATCAAGTTGCCAGTTTCATCACCTATCACAAGTGATGGAGTATCAAATATCTTTTGCTGTTCGGGCGTGACAGTCTGAGTGAAGATTTGCGGGAACATCTGACGCATTTGCTCTTGCCGAACCTTTTGCGCTTGTGCTTCGCGTTGCTTGAGCATGAAGTCTTGAATCTGCATCTGTTGCATCTTGTTCTGCAAACCCTCTTGCATAGTCTGCTTGTAGGCTTGCTGACCACCTGCTAGACCTTGTGCAATGGCAAGTGCTTCGTTCCCCGGCGTTCTGCTTGGTGCGCCAGCTTGCAAGAGAGCCAATGCAGTGTTTTGCAATGCTTGCTGTTGGGCTTGTTGCCGGACGCGATTTAACTCGTCCTCACCCAATAGACCACCGTAGTAGGAAGGAGTCGAGCCGAAAATATCAAGTAGTGCCATGATTAACCTTCCCACCCTAAACTTGCCGCATCAGCATATCCGCTGCTCACAGCATTGGGGAAACCAAATGCGCCCGTCAAATAATCCCACCCACTGCTTATCCCGCGAGACAAAGCGCCTCCGGTGGCTTGATTTCCGGCATTAAACAGATTCAGTCCGAGCAAACCCGTTCCCAATGTCGTAGCGGTTGGGTTTGTGTAGTACGGTGTGGTTTGAGTCTGTGTCTTTCCAGCAGGGAACCCATAAACCATATTCAGATAGTTTGTGAGGTTTCTCTGAGGGGCGTTTTGCTCAAAGTTGTATCGCGCCATATCAGCTTGGAGAGCAGAGGTTTGATAACCCTCACCAAGTTGACCAGCACCCAACAATTTGTTTATGTCGCCATAGTCGGCCTCTGCGAGTCCGGGAGCCATGCCGAGTGCTCGCATTTGGTTTTGGCGTTCTTGAGCGTAATTCTCGTATGACAGCTTACCCGCAGTGTCCGCAAGTTTCTGTGCAAAGGTTCCAGCCGCTTGACTTTGAAGGTCACCCATTGCACCCGAGCCATACCGTCCGGCTTTTGAGGCAGCAGAGGAAATGTCACCAATGGACTTTTGGAATGCAGTTTGTGCCGCAGTCGCTGCGGGTTGGAATGCGCCTTGAAAGAACGGGTTACCGCCGAGATAGTCACCCGCGATCATTCCGCTTACATTGCCTTGCGCTTGAGCCAACAGAGGGTTGCCAGCCATTGCCCTTGCTTGTAGGGCTTGCAGTGCGGTTTGTGTGGCAGTGGATGGGCCGACATACCCTTGACCGGGGTAGAACTTTGGCCCACCAGTTTGATATTGCTTTTGAGCCTCTGCCAAACCATAAGTGAGATATGGTTGGATGTTGGGGTCTACAGCCGTAGTGGTAGTAGAGGTCGACATTTCGGTTGCCATGACTTATCCTTTCATTAAAAGGACTCCGGCGGGGTCATCCACTAGAGTCATTGTATCAGCCAACAATCACATATCCGTATGTTTTGTCGGCGGTTGAATTGGCAAAGTGCGTCAGCGTAGCGGTTCCCTTACCCCTTGCACTGACAAACACATTGAACGATGATGAGGTGTTCACATAACTTAATGTAGCAATCACAGAGGGCACAGCGGGTCTATCCGGTGTTGTGCTTGTCGCAAAATGCTCCAAAGTTACGCCCGTATCCGATGGTCTCCACATGAGTTCCACATAGTCGCTTGCCGCTAACTCCACAAAGAAATTTAATGCTGCAATGGCGTGTGATGGGTCACCGGATGATTTTCTAGCCGATAGACCAAACCGAGAATTTGACTTGTCGATGTTCGTGCCATTCTTGCGAAACCACACATCCACATCTTGAGTGTCGTTTGTCGTGTTCTTAAACTGAATGCTGAATTGAATGTTATACACACCCGCATTCGCCACATTCATCCGGCTACTGTTGGACAGAGTTACACCGTTTGAATAATCTGTCGTGTCAAAAGTAATCGCGTAAGCAGTCGTAGTGTTAGCCGCTGTTTGATCGGTCGAGTCTTGAAATGCCCCATAAGGCACAGAATCGGTGTTTGCCGCCGCTGTGAGAGGTGTCAACAGTAGGATGCTGTCCGGCCCAATGCGTCTATCAGTGATGGTTGTAGTGGTCGCCCCTCCGGTGGCAAGCGTGACAATCCCGACATTGTTGGTCTTGCCGTTCATGATGCCATTGACAATCTCCGCAACAGTTCGCGGGTCGCCACCAAAGAAGGGGAGAATCCTAAACATTACCGGATGCCTTGCTGAACAACATCAACATCCATACCCATCGCGGTTTTCCAATTGTCGCCAGTTGGTTGCATCCGCAAACGATGGTACTTGCCCGAACTTCTCAGAGACACTCGGTTATCAGTGTCAGCCGCAGATGCCGACCCAAACGACAGACTTTGCGTTAAAAGCGTCCGAGAGGCCACAGAAACACTCGCAGAGCCGTTATCTACCAAAGGACGGGCCAACATTACTATCGAGCGTCCGGCATCAATATCGCCCGTCTCAAGCACCGCTGATTTGTTTGCTCCGGTGAAGGTGATAACCCGTGTCCCATCTGTCCCACCGAGAAAATACTTTCCTCCGGCGTACAAACCCGAGTCCATACTTACCGCCAAAGCATCAATAGACGCATTCACAGAATCCAACTGTTCAAGCGTCACAGAGGCAGTAGAAGCGTCAGAAATGTAATCCGCTGTGGTCTCCATGTACGACCATTTGCCAATCGTGAAGTTGTACACAATCAGCTTTCTTGTGCCGTCTGTCGAGAGGTAGTTCCACATAATCAGTTTGCGGATGGGGTCTGCCGCTGCTGACATTGTGGTGAAGTCCAAATTCGCGTCATTGAAGAAGAACCGATCTATCTTTTCCGCACCGATTGGGGTTACTTTCTGTCCATCACAGACATAGAACCCGTCATCAGACAAGAAGAAGGTTAGCCCTTGATACTGACAAACCGACCCCGCAGCGATACAGCCCTTCCCGCGAGAGATATTGTCGAATTGGAAGATGAACGGTGTTCCGGCATAACTCATCCGAGAGATTGATTTCTCCATCAGAATAATCCCAAACTCACCACCGCGAATGCCCGTGATGTGCCCACCATCGGGAATGTCTTGATAGTCAGATTGAGTGTTTACATTCTCCACCCAATCGGTTTCATCATTGATTGCTGACCACCGCACTCGATATGGGCGTGTCGTTCCACTCTCATCCAAATGGGCACAAACCACAAAATCCCTCACCACAGTGATGAACTTAGCGATAGGCGCACTGTCTGACAGATTTTTGAACGATGAACTTCCATCCGCTGAATAGACTTGTAGCCTCTCAGTGAAGTTAGTCCCGATGATCTGATTGCCAAACAAAGTAAATCTAAACCGTTGGCCTTCTTGTGTGTCATACCCGTCAGCCACCCGTGAAATGGTCACATTCCCCGATGTGGTTGCGGATGTGGTCGTAACCGTGAAGGTGTCAGCAGTGAGTTTAGTCACCGTGAATTGACCGTCTGTCGCTGTGCCGCTTGTGAAGTTAAGATAGTACGAGTCGCCCGTTTTCAGCTTGTGAGCAATAGAAGTCACTGTGAGAGTGGTCGTGCCGCTTTGCGAGTAAGTACCCGTGAAGCTAAAAACACCCGTCAAAGCACCCACAGAGTCCACAGAATAAATCTTGTGTAGGCCAGCAGCAAAGAGTTTAGTCGTGCCGTTTTCGTCTTTGGCGTACACCAATGAGGTCAAATCCTCCGCAGCCGCAGCAGAGAAATTAGCCTCTGCCGGAAATGCACCGTATCCCGCAGTCACCGGAAAGCAGTTCTTTGCCACAGTCAATGCCCCCGTCAGCCCCGGCTGATCGGGTAGCCATTCACCTAATGCGATTCTTTGAGTAGGCATCATCCGTTCCTTAACCAATCATTTGAACCCGTTGCCGTGTCTGTCCATGTATTTCCCGATGTTCCCACATCTGTCCATGTACTCGCGTCCGCAGTTACCGTTGTCCATGTATTCCCACCAACACTAACATCTGTCCATGTGTTTGTGTCTGCACTGACATTCGACCAATTGTCACCCAATCGGATGCCAATGCAAGAAATCGTCACCGTCCCACTGATCGACATTTGTGCTTGAAATGTCGCTGTAGGTGTAGCCGATACAGTCGCTATTCCCTCAAGTATCCCCGCAGCACTCGATACCAATCCACCGAGAGCCGAGACGCTAGAAGTCCCGTTAACCGACCCGCTAGATGTTCTGATTCTGATTGCCGCAGCCGAGACCGTACCCTCACCGGACAAACTAGCCGCGCCATCCCTTACCCTAAACCCGTCACCAACAATGGATGCCGAGCCGGAAACAGACGAACCGCTTGAGAAGATGCCGCTTCCAACCGCTAGAACAGTCGCTATGCCGCTTATTGACCCCGCGCCTAACCTTACCCTTGTCCCGTCACCCGAGACCGTTGCAAGCCCCGTTATTGAGGCACTCGAAACATAGGTGACTTGTGAGCCGGAAGAAGAACTAGCAGTGCTGTTTACCGATGAACTCGAGTTCCTTACACGAATGTAAGTAATCTGTGTTGTCGCTGTACTGCTGACAGACGATGCCCCTGCCCGTGTTGCTGTAGGGCTTGCGCTGACTGACCCTGCACCCGATGCGGATGCCGCCGCTTCTAAGATGCAAACATTCGCATCTGTCCAAACGGTTGAATCAAGCGAGAAGGCTAGACTATCAATGCTCCCGAATAGGTCTA